GCATCTTTCTTTTTCCTTGCATCAAATCCTATAATGTGGTAATCATAGAAATGCTTAAATATTTTGTTATTGGTTTTAGATGCAGGAACATTAAAAGAACGTGAGAAGTCCGTAAATACTTTTTCAATATCCTTTACATCCTGTAAGGTTTGTGTTAGTGTTACAGATTCATCTTGGAATAAATCAACTTCCTGACCCTCTATGTATAATTGTAGGTTTAGCATTAACGTACATTATTTATCTTGTTAAACGCAAATTCAAAATCTATTGTGTAGTTTGCTAATCTGTCATTAACGCTTGTTTTTAATGTTAGTGATTTAGTTTTAGGTATAATAGGTAGTGTACTACTTCCTTGTTTTATCCAAACGTTTTCAGATAAAAATAACTCTTCTATTGCACTATTACTATCCTCATTTATAAATCCTGTATTTAGGCTTATGCTCTTTTTAGCGTTAGTGTTATATCTTTCTTGTTGACCTCCATATTTGGGATATGTCACAGTTGAGTTCTCTATTGTATTTCTTTTGAATTGCTCATCGGTTACATTAAAAGATTCTACTGACTTTTTAAAGAACCAAAGGTCTTGATATGCTCCATACTTATTTACAAACGTTACTTTGTATGGTGTGTATTTAGGTTCACATACATTATTTACTGTGATTGTTTTTAATAAAGTAGAATCATCCGTATCATAAATCTGAATAGTATTGCTATCGGAAGGAATATCCACATATTGTATCTTTTGATTAGTATTGCCGTTATCTGTAATTTGAGTATCTACCGTGTCAATCGTAACCTTTCCAACTCCCTCTGCAAATATTGGCAGCTTTCCTGCAGTTCCTTCGGGTAGATAAATAGTATTAGGAGTAAATAAAGCGTGTCTTTGCAATTCGGGGTTTATCTCATCCTCAAAATACCCATATCCGTTTGTAGCAATATAGGTGTTACTTACAGGAGAGCCATAGGTATAAACTTGGTCGTTTTCGTCTAATATAGTTGCGACAGTAGTAATCCAAAGAACTCTTGATAAATAGTCATCGTTAAAAGTTAAATCTAAATAATCCCTTACAAGTTCTGCTATCTCAAATACTACATTGGTGTCTCCACTTAATATTTCTTTTTGTATTTGATATTTAAGGTCTGTATCAGCATAGCTTCCTGCCGTACCCTCATAAATATATATCTGTAAATCTACTGTCTTTATTGCCATCTCTAAATATTATCTATTCTTGTAAAAGTTCCATTTACCCAATCTACATACCAAATCTCTGTAATAAATCCATTGTTTAATACTCTTAAAAACCAATCAAATTCATTGGAAGCAGGGGTTTGTGCAAAGTATTCTTTTGATTTAGTTACTCTTGTGTATTCATAAACGAGAGTAGTACTATAACTCTTTCTTGTATGTATTCTTGGAGTTAAGGGAGTATGTAAATAACAAAAGGTAGTGTTAATGTTATTTTCCATAGTTGCACTTTCTAAACTTGCCTCTCCGTTGGCAATACCTCCAATAACTGTTGTTGAATTTTTACCGTAAGCCAAATAAGTACCTTCTACACTTATGTAGGGTTGTGACCAATAGGCATAGTCTTTAGTAGGAAAAGCAGCTTGTACTTGTGCAATAGTCATATATCTTTCCCAAGTACTTGTGTACCACCATTTTTCTATACCACAAGTTAAAGAAGTTGCAGGTTGTGTCATAGTAACAGGACAAGTAATATCAGTACCGCTATTGTCATATCCACTTGAAGGAGCAGCTATCGTATAAGTAACGGTTCTACTTGTATTAGTAAACACTTGAGGAAATGATATTGGACTAAACCCTGTAATAGTTCCCTCGTTTGCAGTTCCTACTGATATGATTCCTGTACTCGTTATTGCTTGTCCTGTAAGTCCTGCCGTATCACAATCAAATTGAGGTAGAGTACTACTAACTTGTTGATACACTTTAGAACATTCTACAGTCGCTCCTGTATTTGAATATCCATTAGGTACTGTAATATCAAAATATAAAGTCCACTCTATAAAAGACCCTGTATTATTCGCGGGAACACTTGTAATGGGTGTACCTCCACTTGACGTTTTTATATCTCCCACCACACCATTAGCAGTAGGTTTTAAAATACTACCATCTTGATTTACTATTCCTCCTGTTAAATAAGAATCATCACAAGTATAAGCGGTTGTCGCAGTAGTTGTTATTTGAATAGATTGTGTAGCATTACAAGTTAAAGGGTCTCCATCGTTAGCTTCAACGTATAGGTTTTTAACCCCTGCTTTATTTTTAGATACTATCGTTAAATCACTACCATCTATTGTGTAGTCAAAATAGTCGGGATAGTTATTTGTGATTGTATAGTACGATATTGGGTCTACTCCTGCAGTAAAGTAAGAAGAAACGTCAATAGTAACTGTATCTCCTCCTGTATCTAATGCTTGGTTAGGAATACTTCCGCTTGTTGTTACTCCTCCTGTACAAACAAAAGTAGGTTGTGTAGCCGTAGCAGTACAATCTATTGTGTCATCTAAAGCATTTGTAAATTCAGGAGGAATACTAATAGTAAATGTAACCGTTCTTGATGTATCACTTCCTACGGTAGCAAATCTACCATCAGAGAAATCTCCATCAGAAGAAGTATATGACAATATTGTTCCGTATTTAGGTGTTGGTTTTGTAACGTTACCAAATTGGTCTACGGAAAATCCTTGTAGGTCTATTAGCGCACAAGTTAATTCTACACTTGGAGGTGTAGGTTCTCCATAACTTGCATAAAACGGACTTCTTACGTTTATCTTTGTACTCATCTTAATCTATCTTCTTTTAGTGTGTATGCCAAGAAATCTTCTACGTCTAAACCAAACTTCTCTACAAGTTCGTCAGGTAGTTTCTTAAATGCTTGTTCAAATGGTTTAGTAAAGAATAAACTTGGTTTAATTCCTTTTCTGTATATGCTTCTTGCTATCAAATATCCTATAGTGTTATAATTGCCCTTTGTGAATCTTCCTTGTTCGTCTCTTAATCTTATATTTCGTGTCTTTGCCCAATCTGATAACTTCTTTACAGGCGGCATCTTTGTAGTATAAGAATAAGGTGTGTTGTACTTCTTCTCTGTACCGCTTACCCCTTTATCCTGATACAATCCGTATTCCTCCATCTCAAACTCCAAGAGGATAGAATTAGGCATCTCCTTTACCTTACCCTTTAAACTATTATAAAGTTCCTTAGAAACGTTCTTACGACTTTTTGTAAGCCTTGTGCGTGCCTGTTGTATAACAAAGTTCTTAAAGGATTCTAAAGCCTCCTGTGTTTTGGTTAGTCGCATATTGTCATATCGTTTTGTACTACTACATCAAATGTAGCTGCCCATCCTGCTAACTTGTTTTCAAATCTATCTACAAATGGCTCACAAGTAACATCTCCCTGTACTTGATAAAGGTCTGTATATAAATCCCCTCTTTGTAGGATGTTTATTACTCTTGTCTGTAAAGCTAATTGAGTGTTTAACACATCCTGCTCGTTGTCGTTTCCTACGAATATATCAGTAACCTCATCTTTGCTTATGTCTACAATGTCCATAGAAAGAATACTAATATTAAACGTTAGCGTTTTAGTTCCTACAGTAGTGTTGTTTACTGTGATATGAGACAAAGGAAAGATTGTTTGTTTGTTGAGGTCTACATCATCAATAGAACCAAATGTAACCGTATTTACAAATGGCTCTGCTAATAGCGTGTCTTTTAGTTTGTCTGTTACGTTGTAAAACCCTTTCATCGTTTCTTAATCAGTTTCTTTTCTAATTCTATTTTATCTTTTTCAAAAGCCAAGTACATTAAGCACTCGTGTACATTGAGTTTGGTAACCTCATCAAACTTGGTAACATCTCCTTTAGCAATTCCATAGACCGATTGATACCAACCCCACTTGCTTCCAAACGTTCCCTCTGTTGAGTAGTTAGCTTCTGTGTTTCCTTCTGTAAATAGTTCAGGATAGTTTGTATTAACTCGTTGTTTAAATTCCAAAAAAAAACCATAGCAGCAAACACTACATCTAAAGGCATATACTTTAGTCTGTCATTCATTCCACTATATGGTTCTATATTGTACTTATGTCCTTTCTTATAGTTGATTGGTCTGTATAGTACACTCATTGCTTTGTGCATTGTCTGCCAATCTCCCAAGTTCTCATCAAGGTCTATATACTCCCCTAATGTCATATCGTCTAATACAGGTATAAAACCGTATTCTACACCTCCTAATTCAAAGGTAGGAATCAATGTATGTTTAGTGTCGAATATCTTATTTAAGTGTACTGCTATCTCCTGTACAGATTTGTATTTAATCTCTGCTACATCTTTCAAGTCAAGATTACAAAATATCTCTACCATTTTTTGAAGCAGGAATGTAGAACCTTGATTGTCCTTTGTGTTCAGCTTCTCAAATCTTTGATACTGTCCTAAAGTAATCTCGTTAAGTGAATCAGGTACGTTTATTTCAACTTTCATATAATTACAATAAATAAGTCATTAATATGTATAAAAAGGAAAAGGTAGCATAAAGCCACCTAATCCCCAATTTAACCAAATGAAAAAATATTAACTATTTAATATGAATCTTTTATATGCGTATTCGTAAGCAGCCTCTATTGCATCTACTAACTCTTTACTGTTCTGTTCATAGGTTATCTTTTGACTTCCTATATTTCTTTGACCTTTGTAGTCAATATAAAGTGTTACATCAGAACCTTTATAACCACCTCGCTTTGTAGGTTTCTGTACAACGTAAATATCCTCGTACCAACACGCTTGTTTCATCTTATGATATTCCAAGAATCTTATCTGTTATTTCGTTTGCCCATAGCATAAAGTATAAAAATCCATACATTGATGCTAATCCAAATAATCCAAAGAGTAAAGAGTAGCCTATGAACTTAATTGTGTTCTTGCGGTTCTCTTTCTTTGTTAAATTACTAATTAATACTTCTGTAAAATCTTCCATAATTATTGATTTAATTAAACTTTGTTTATACGAATATATAAACTTTTTTTAAACAATCCTAATTAATAGATAAAATATTCTCCTTTATTAGGATTCTCTAATTGGTCAGTAAGAACATATCGTGCTGCATCTATACAGTCAGGATGTTCTCCTGTAGGTTTTTGTAGTGTGTTACCTTCTTTATCTTTTGCCCATACATATCCTTGTAGTTCTCTTTTTAAGTTCTTGCTTCTTGCAGTAACGTATATCTCGTTTTGATTGATGAGGTTAATACCATACACTATACTATCTCTGCCTTTGCTTACTCCATATACAGAGTGTCCATATCCTTGTAACTCCGCTATAGATTTCGGTTCTGCTGAATCAGCAACAATGTTTTCTTTTATGTCCTGTTGTTGTAGGAAGCGACTTATATCTCTATTTAACATTCCTTTCTTATAAAGAACCTCATCAAAGATATAAGCATCATTCCATTTATATAATGCAATCAAGGTAGTAGGGTCTACTGAATAACCAAAGTCCATACCATAAGCCATTAGCCTTGCATCTTCAGGAAGTCTATCTATTTCTTTCCAATCAGGAATACATACACCTTCTAAACTACCTGTTTCTCCTAATCCATATACTTTCCACCAATTTGCCCAATACGTAGAAGTCTTTGCTTTCTCTTTAGCTTTCTCTATTTCTTTTACTATAGATTCAGGTAGTGCATTATTATCTTTGTAAGTAAGTGTGATGTAATCGGTGTCCTGCTTTCCTACCAATTCTTTGTCTACCCAAAACAAATTAGATGGATTGTAGTCTAACCATATAGTTCCGCTTGTTCTTACTGCTAATTGTGTATAAGCATCAAAAGGAACGTTGTTACACTCGTTAATGTATAAGTCTGTTCGTCTTGCACCTCTTAACTTATCAGGTTGGTCTGTAGAAAAGAACTCTATATAGCTACCATTTGAAAAGGTGTATTTTAAGGTACTTTTATTGAACTGACTATCACTATACCTATTGAGACCTTTTAGAATCGATAAGAAGTCCTTAATACAGCCCCTACGTAAGTGTGGAATGGATTCAGATACTACGCTTATTTCTTTTCCTTTGTTTCTTATAGCATAGTTAATCAATAAAGCAAGAATCGATATAGTCTTGGATGCTGATGTTCCACCTTTAACTATTCGTATCCTGCTTTTAAGTTTTTGTAGCTTTTTAAGTGCTATTGTTTTCTTAACCTGCATTAATCAATATCCTCAATGAAAAGCGGTAAATCTTCATTGATTGTAATATCTTTTGTTTCTCTTGGTTTACCAAGATAGTAGTTTAAGTACAATTGAATCCACTTTAGTTCTCCTGATTCAACACCTTTCTTTAAGGCATCAAGTGCAGCATCTTCTAAAGGAGATAATCTTTCTACAAGTTTTATTTCTTCGCTTTTAGGTTTTCTTCCTGCGAACCCTTTTGTAGAATGACCACCATTATTTTTTCTACCATCCATAATTAAAATAGATTAATTAATTAATTATACAATAACTTTATTTACAAAGTGTTAATTAATAAACCCATACTTCTGATAGAACTTCTCTCTACGAGTGTGCTTCTCTGTTATATCTTTTAGTGCATTACGTAGGTCGTTTATTATCTCTTCCTGCTCTTTTACCTGTTCTTTAAGCTGAACGTATTTAAGCACTATAGATTCATCTAATTCTATTACGTTATCTTTTTCATCTTCAAAGTTTCTTACTTTGTTTCGTAGGATTCGTAGATTGTTTTTTATCCTGTTGTCGTATTCTATCCAATTATTCAAAGACCTTATACCGTGCAATACAGAAGCGTGGTCTCTGTTTACCTGTTCGCCTATTTCTTCAAGGCTTAACTTTGTAAACTCTCTGCATAGCTTATAAAAGATTGCTCTTGCTTCTACATATTGTCTCTTACGAGTATTTCTTTTAAGGTTTAATTCAAAGTAGTTATCTACTATTTCTTTAATCATCTGTTTGTTCATCTTGTATCTTATTTAGTAATTCGTTTAATGTCATATATCCTGATTCGTGTATTGCTTTTAATATTCCTGCACACGCTTCATATTCTTCTGCTTTTTCGTATAGTTCAATAGCTTCTTCAAGTTCTTGCAAACCTCTGCCATTTGCTATATCTACTAAAGCAAGTAGATAAAATTCTTCTATTATATCTTTATTCATTTTTTACAAAAGTGCCATTAACCATCTTACCTGTTCTATTTATAATAACATCATAAGCACTTTTAATACAATCTTCTATTTTTAAATTTTCAAGTTCCGCTAAATTAGTTAATACAACAACACAATCACCTATAGCATCAATTATTTCTTCTTTATCTTTTTTTAATAAAGCTTTAGCCAATTCCCCCGCTTCTTCTTGTAATTTTATATATTGTGTTTTACTATCACCTTTATCTAATATACCTTTTTCTTTAGCCCATTTTCGTATTAATTCAAAATTTGTATATTCTTTTTTTGACTCTACGTAATTGTATAAACTTTGATTATATATATACATACCAAAATTAGGATATTGACTTTTTGTTAATTTGCTTTTAATAAATTCTAATATGTCTTTGTTAATTTCAATTTCACCAAAATCAGGCAAATTAAGCATTTTTAATTTTGAGTGATATTTATCAAAATCTTCTTTATTAAAAACTTTTGCAAAAGTTGTTGTTTCATTGGTTATATGTATTTTTTCCATTGTATTAAAATTTAATTGATTATATGGAACTCTATCCCGTTTATACCCGTATTTATCTTGTAATTCAATTTCTTTATTTGAAGCATCATTAATATCTGTAGTTTTATATAATATTTCATATTCACTTACTCCTTGTTCTTGAAGCCTTTCTTTTATTCTATGTGTACACCCAATTTTATTTGTTCTTGGTATTCTGTATACATAATAAGTTGTCATATAGCTAAAGGTGCTTTAATTAATTTATTTGATTTATAATTATCTAAATAATAATTATTATAATTTCCTTTTAATTGAGGTAATTCATAAGTATTACTTTCTAAATATAAATTAACTTGTTCAATATGATTCATATAAATGTGTGCATCAGCTAAATTTAAACCTAATTCATATGGCATTAAATTGCATTGTTTAGATATTTCAATTAAAAATAAAGCTCCAAAAATTATATCATAAGGTAAACCTAAAAATAAATCTGAACTTCTAAAGTGCATTACTAAATTTAATTTGTTATTACTTCTTACAAAATTAAGTTGAGTATAACAACAAGGTAAAGCTTGCTCTTTTAAATCAGATGGATTCCATAAAGTAATAATAGCTCGCCGCGTGTTGTTTTTAATTTCATTAATGCAATATTTAATTTGATTTATAGAATTATTATAATTTTTAATTTGATATCCATATACTTTCCCAAGCTGACCATTAATTGCAAATTCATTCCACCAATTTATATTATTATCTTGTAAATATTTTAAATCGGTACGACCTTCATATATCCATTTAAACTCTGCTAATGCTTTTTTAAAGTATATTTTTTTACCTGTTAATATAGGAAAACCATTATTTAATTTAATATTAATACTTTGATTAAATAATTTTAAAGTATTTATACTTGTGCGGTTTTTATTTTCTTCTCCATATTGCAAAACACGCAATAACAAATCTTTATATGTTTGTTCAAAATTATTCATTATTTTTAAAATTATTTAAAGCGGCTATGTAACCAACCGCATCTAATAAAGTATCTTCTTTTAAATTATATGCCATTCTGCTTATTTTTAAAGCAATCATACATTTATAAAAATCTTCTGTTGTAATTTTTTTATTACATAGTTCAGACGCTACTATTGCCGCTTTCTCCATTGATTCTTTAAATGGACCATATTCTCTTTCTTTTTCTTCAGAACGAAGATTAATTATTTTATTAGCTTCTTCTAATATATTCATAATATTCCTCTCATTACATATTGATCTAAATCGTTTTCTTCTTGAAAAAAGTACTTATAGTTGTCTACTGCTTGTCTGAATTTCTGTTCGCCTCTTGCTAAAAATTCATCACTCACATCAAAGATTCCTATATCAGTACTTGCTTTGTCAATCACTAAAAAGATAAACTTATTTTTCTTAAACAATTTAAGATACAACCACGCTTGAAGGTCGTAAGAATATTTATCGCAAGAGTAACGAAATGAATTTAGGTCTTGACTTGTTTTCAGGTCAATGATTGTGTCTCCTTGAATTATATCTGCTTTACCTCTAAATGGTAAGTCCTCTATCATTTCTACTGCAGGGACTTCAAACTCTGATTTGTTTAATAGTTTGAGTGCTGCTTCATTTCTTAATACTGCATCTGCTAATCTTTCTGCTGCGCTTCTTTCTTTAGTCAAAAACACTTCTCCATACTTTGCTTTAGCATCTTTGTATAGGTTAGTGTTCTTTGTGGAAGCATCTACAAAATGTAACTTATCTACTTTATGAGGTTCAAGTATCATCCAATGTACTAATTTACCTGCCGCTAATGCAGGACTATCTCCGTTAGGGTCTCCGTACTTTAGAATGTTTCTATAAGTCTTTGGACTTTTAAGTAGTGTTTTAAGAGATGAACTACTTAAAGCATACTGTCCAAGATGTTTGTAGTAGAATGAATCATCATAAGCCATTCCTACTATTTCTTCTTTGAGAAATGTTTCTCCGTTTAATAGTGTTATCATAACCTTGTAATTTCGTTTTGTTCTTCTTTTCTCCTGTTCAGTTCCTGCTGACATCTGTGAGCGTAACCATCCAAGAATTGATGTGTGTTAATTACTCTCTGTAATTCGTGGTCTGTCATTGACCTGTAGTAAAGTTCTTCGTATGTCATAATTAATATATTTATTCAAATATAAACAATTATTTAACATCTTCATCTTTTGGGAAAACTTTTTTTTCTAATTTTTCTATTTTATTTAAGGCAACTACTAACGCTTGTTGAGTTAACTTTATATCGTGTTGCATCTTAATTAATTTAGCTTCTTTCATCCCTATAGATTTGTGAGCACACTGCAAAGCGTTGTTCTTTGTCTTTAAACTCTGTTACCATATTGGAATCAATCATACATCTTTGTATGAACTCCTTTTGTGTTTCTGTTGCTTTTGGTTTAGGTAGTGGCATTACTTCTGTTGTTTTAGTTTCTCTATATATAATGTTGCATCCATAAGTTCCTCTTGTAAATGATTTAAGAACTGATAGAATCCATCAGGAGAATCGTGCAATGTAGTACCGTATTTTAATATGCCGTCTCTACTTCTTGCTCTCATCCTGTTTATTACCTTTTCCACTATAGGGTCTTTAGGTAAATAATTATAGGTTGAATCTGTGGTATAGCCTCCTGCTTCCATCATTTCCTCCCACTTTTTTATACTATCACTCATTTTTTAAATATTTGATATACTAACCACTCTATAATCCTAAACATAACATATCCTACAAATAAATCATCCATAGAGTGCTTTGTATTTGGTTATCTCCTTTTCAAGTTCTTTTATTTTTTGTTCGGCTTTTCTTGCTCTCATAACTGCTCTATCCTTGTCTGCTCTATATTCTCTTATGGATTGATTATAAAGCCTTTCGTTTGTTATAAGATTGTGTACATAAAAGCCTACTTCCTGCCAACAAAAATAGAACTCATTAAGGTCTTTGTTTTCAGGTTTTGCTTTTCTCCACTTGATTATTTTCTCTCCTACTAAATTAAAATTTGTGTAGTACTCTGCTTCTCGTAAATTGTTTAATTTCTTCATTTATTTTATACTTTATTATAAATATTGATTGTAAACTGCTACCAAATCCTTATACACTACTTTAGCAAAACTACAAGGTGTACATTCTACTTTGGTTTTAAATATTCTTTCGTATATAATCTTGTACGTCTCTTGCTCATCAGGAGTAAACTTATTCTTTTTAGTGTCTACTGCCATTTTAATTAAATCAAACTCTTCTTCTGTCAAGCATTCAGGTTTCTTATATCTGAACACTTGGTTTAGTTTCTCTTTTCTTTCATCACATCCACAATCTTCCCCTGCTAAAAACTTAACCGCTTTCTTTATTCCTGTAGCTTTTGTAATCTTTTCTACTGTGTCTCCAAGTCCTTCACTTGCTTCAGCGTGTTTTTTTTTCCACTCTTTGTATTCTTTTGAGAGTTTGTCTCCTTTGAAATCTTTCATAACTTATCGTAATCTTTATTTATATAATCTTCCCAATCTTCTTTAAACTTTTCGTTTAGTTCATTTTTAGCGTGTTTAAGCGTATTAAATATACTTACCCAACTTATATTAGTCTCTTTAGCTATTCCCCTTATAGAGAGTTCTGTATCCCTGTACAAAGTAAATAACTTTTTTTCATACCATCTCCAACTATCTATGTGGTCATCTATCATAGTACATATCTTATTGAAGGCTATTTGTTCATCCATTTGCGAATCGTTTGGAATTTGGATGGTAATTTGGTCATCATCAAGAGAAACTTTATCAATCTTTCTTTTACTATTATAATATTGGTAATACAAAGAACGCAAAGTAAAAAACAAATACCCGCGACTAACAACACCATTTCTAATAACCTTGCTTTCATCTGCATATTTATGTAGTGTCAAATAACACTCTTGTACTATATCTTCAGCGTAGTCATACTCGCCAAAACTTTTTACTATATTGACCCATTCCTTATGCCTTTCAGCAACTATAGTGAGCCATTGTGTGGGTTTATCCATATAACAGTTATACTAATTACACCAATAACACATTGTAGTATTATTTCGTCTCCTTCTTCTAACTGTTCTTTGCTATATAAAAAACCAAACATCATTCCTATTACAGGACTTAAAATGATATCTGCATTTTTGATTTGACCTATAATTAAATAAACCAAAGTGATTACCATTAAAAGTCCAAGTAACATCATATTCCTAAAGGTTTTATTTCTTTATTTTCTTGTATTAAATCTTTACCTAAATATTCAAATCCTACGTTATTTATTTTCATTCTTAAACTTATAGGCTGCTCAAATGTTGTTGGTCTTGCGCCTGTTTCGTTCTCCTTTACTTTTAAAACGTGAATGTGAGAATACATCCAATCGGTAGGATGTTGTACATATCTATGAATACACCAAATGTCATCAGCACGAGAACTAATTTTAGAACCACCTTCTGCATCACTCATTGCTAATGGTCTTGTTAATCCCTCGTATTCGTGTCCGCTATGATGTACT